CTTGGTCGGGCTCGAGCAACCCGTCCATCGGGACGTGCACGTGGCCCAGTTCGCCGGCCATACCGACAGCGCCACCCACCACGTTGCCGGACTCGATGAACGGGGCCGCGTCGTGTGCCCGGCTGATCTTGTCCTTGTTGCGTTGCACTGGCACAACGGGGATGCCTTCGCGACGCAGCGTCTGGATCAGGCCGGTGCCGGACACCTTGTCCTCGACGTACATGCCTCGCAGGGTCGCGGCCTGGTACGGTGGCCGCATGTCGTTCAGGTGCTTGAGCCAGAAGGCACGGGCGTGCACCAGCAGCTCGGGCGCTTCCCACTTGCCGCGAATCTGGTCGATCTTGACCGCCTTGCCAACGGTCGAACGCGCCCAGCACTGCAGCACCGACCAGTCGTTCTGGGTGGCTGTTTTCTGGGCCGTGTCCACGGTGATGAAGCGGAAGTCCATGGCCGGGATGGCTGCCCAGTAGCCAAACCACTCGGTGCTGATGATGCCACCGCCTCGGGGAGCTGGGCGCTGCTGGAGCTGGCCAGCCGTGCCGTAGGTGCCCAGGGTCTTTTCCAGCTCGGACACCTGAGCCTCGCCAAAGCGCTCGGGGAACATCAGCTCGCCTTCCTTGGTGCGCGGGTCAGTCCAGCCAATGCTGGTGGTGCAGCGGAACTCAGGCTCGAAGCGCATCGGGATGCACAGGTGCACGTAGGGCAGTCCCATCTCCAGAATGACGCCGCTGATGTCCTTCTCGTTCAGGCGCTGCATGATGACCACAATGGCCGACTTGTCGGAGTTGACGCGGGTCGGCAGGGTTTCGGTGAAGGCAATCCTGGCAGCTTCCAGCTTGGCCGCGCTGTTGGCATTGTCGGCGCTGATCGGGTCGTCCAGGATAACCCGGTCGCCACGCACGCCGGTCATGCTGGTGAAGGCACGGGCCTGGCGCACGCCTTTACGGGTGTTGCCAAACTCTCGCTTGCCGTCCAGGTCGGCCAGCAGGTCAAGCGGCCAGAGCTTCTGGAACCACTCGGACTTGATCAGGTCGCGGCAGCGTCGGCTGTCTCGGATGGCCAGCTGCTCTTCGTGGGCCGTACCCACAAAGCGCATCTCAGGCATGCCACGTGGCCCCCACTCCCAGGCTGGCCAGATCACGCCAGTCAGCAGGGACTTCATGGAGCCAGGCGGAACGTTCATCAGCAGGCGATTGATTTCGCCATTGGTCACCGCTTCCAGGTGCAGGCAAATGGCATCCAGCGCCCAGCCCCACTTCAGTTCGGCAGCCGGTTCGAGCACCTTCCAGGCACGCTTGGCAAACTCGGCCAGGCTGCGCCTGCACAGCTCACGCTCGACGGCCAACAGGTCAGCTTGCGTCAGATGCATCTTTTGCGGCCATGATCTGCGCCAGCACCTCGGTGCCAAGTTGGGAAACGTCCAGGGTGGCAATGGCAATCGGTGCGCCGTCTTTGCCAGTCACCCCGTGGTGGTGAGTCTCGCGCCAGCCGAGCTGGGTTGCACCCCAGTAGCGCATCATCCCAGGGTCGCCGGACATGACCTTCTGGTAAATGCTCTTGGCCGCGCCAGCGTTCGCCTTGGCTTTCCCAAGCATCAACTCCTTCTCAAAGTGCGCGGAAAGCGTCTGGACATGGATGCCGTCTCGAATCAGGGCCGCGATCTGAGGAAGCGGCAATCCATACCCGGAAAGCGCCTCAACCTGCCTGCGCTCCTGCTCAGTTGGCTCGAATGCTGGTCGTCCAGCACCAGGCATGGCACCACCAGTTCCAGGCCTTGCTCCACCATTGTTTTTCCGACCGTCGGGCTTTTTTCTGGTGTCGAGTGGTTTTTCTTCAATTTTTGGCTTCTTCGTTGCCATTTGTAACCTCCGCGAAAGGTTCGCCAGTTTCTGCGTGAGTTGCTATTTTGCCAGTGAAGTCCTGCCAGCGTCTCACAATCACATCGCAATACTTCGGATCGAGCTCCATGATGCGAGCGACGCGGCCATTCTTCTCGGCTGCGATTAGGGTGGTGCCGGAGCCGCCGAAGCTGTCCAGGACTTGGTCGCCGCCCTTGGTGTTGTTCAGGAGCTGGTACTCGAACAGGGCCACCGGCTTCATGGTCGGGTGCTCACCGTTGCGGGATGGCTTCTCGAACTCCAGGATGGTGGTCTGCTTGCGGTCAGCTGCCCACAGGTGGCTGGCTCCTTCCTTCCAGCCGTACAGGCACGGCTCGTGCTTCCAGTGGTAGTCCTGGCGGCCCATGACCATCGAGGACTTTTTCCAGATCAGGCACTGGCGGACTTTCCAGCCTGCGTCCTGGGCTGCGCCTCGGAAGTTGTAGCCCTCTGAATCCGCGTGCCAGATGTAGAACACAGCGCCTGGCTTCATCACCATGTCGGCTGCCGTGTAAGCATCGCGCAAGAATTGACGGAATTGGTCGTCGCCCATCTCGTCGTTCTTGATCTTGAGCTTGTCCTTCGTTCCGCCCTCGTAGGCCACGTTGTAAGGCGGGTCGGTCAGCCACATGTCGACCAGCTGGCCTTCGGTGAGCTTTTCCAGGTCGCTGACGCTGGTGCTGTCGCCGCACAGGAGGCGATGCTTTCCCATCACCCAGATGTCGCCAGGCCGGGTGCGCGGGTTCTCGGGCAACGGTGGGGCGTCGTCCGGGTCGGTCAGGCCTTCCGTTCCGACTGGTGCCAGCAGCTCCTTGATCTCGTCCAGGTCGAAGCCGGTCAGCTCGAGGTCGAAGCCAAGCTCCTGCAGGTCGGCAAACTCAACCTTCAGCATTTCCATGTCCCAGCCGGAATTCAGCGCCAGCCGGTTGTCTGCAATAACGTAGGCGCGTTTTTGAGCGTCGGTCAGGTGTTCCAACCGGATGCATGGTACCTCGCTCAGCCCCAGCTTGCGTGCAGCAAGCACTCGGCCATGTCCGGCAATGATGCCCCCACCCGCGTCAATCAGAACAGGATTGGTGAATCCGAATTCCTTGATGGATGCCGCGATCTGGGCCACCTGCGCGTCGCTGTGCGTTCGGCTGTTGCGTGCGTAGGGTATGAGCGCATCGATCTGGATGGTCTCAAGCGTGTCTGGGAGTTTCATTCTGTGGGCCTTTCGATGTGAACTTCAACGAATCCACCAACGGACTCGCCTTTTTTGATTGTGAGCGTCCAGTGCTTGTCGTCCACCTTGAGCACGTCTGCCAGGCCATCGAGGCCAGCTTTGATGCGTGCCAGGGCGTTGTCCAGGTCATAGGCGCGACGGGTCGGCGGGTAGAACGTGAGGGTCAGGTGCAGGCTGTCCGCCTGGATTGGGCGTGCGCCTTGCTCCATGGCTTGCCAGAAACAGGCCTCGCGGTAGGCTTTTTTCAGCTTGGCCAGCTTTGCCCAGTGGTTTCTGGCGTTTGGGCTGAGGCCAGTGGGTGGCCAGGGCAGCTTAATGATCATGCGTCGTCCTGCTTGGCCTCTTCCAGGCGCTCGGCAACCAGAGTGGCATACCCTGCAATGTCCACCCAGCTGTCGATGTATGTCGGGTCGCCGTTCAAAACGCGTGCGATCTTGTGGGCAATCATTTCCAGCGCTTCACGCCCAGTTGCACCGAGGTTGTTCCATCCGTCGGTCTTTTTCATCACGCGCTTGATCTCTTGAGAGATTCGAGCATGGTCTTTGAATTGGCCATACCGTGCTCCGCGTTCGGCCAGGGTTGCTTTGACGTCGGTCATTTCAGTCGCTCCAGTGTTTCGGCCAGCAGATCGGCCTCGGTGAATCCGTAGTGCTTGGCAAAACCCTTGGTGCCAAGGCCGTGCACGCCAATGTTGCCACGGTGGTGCTCTGGGCACAGTGGGATGACGTCCATGTGTTTGGCACGCTGGCCCATTCCGGTGCCGTGGCGCGGATGATGCAACTCGGCAGGCGTTGCGCCGTAGCCCAGGCGATGGCAGACGGCACAGCCAAGTTCTGCAACCCGGCTCATGTGCTTGCGCTCTGCGATTGTTGTCATTTCGTCATCACCTGGTAGTCGTGGAAAACATAGCCTTTGCTGGCATCGCCAACCTTGTGAGCCTTCACCCAGACATTCTTGCCGCTTTTCAGCCTGCGAATGTGGCCGCGACGGTCGTGCAGCCTCGGTGATGCGTGAGTGCCACCTTGGATTTCAGACCGCGGCTTGGCAGGCTGGATGATGACCGTGTGCCAGTCGTAGGTCGGCAGCTTGCCTTCAGCGATCTTGCGCCGATTGGTGAATGTCTGCTTGACCTCTGGCCGATAGCTCTCGCAGCCGGTGTCCATGCTTTCCAGCCACTTGGACATGGTGGCCAGCATGATTTCAGCCACGTCTCTCGGCAGGTCGTCGCTTTCGTCCACCGGGCCGTACTTGATCTGTCCGTCCTCGATCAGGTAGACCATCGGCGGGAAGGTGGTGTATTTTCCAGGCTGTCCCTTGCTCAGGTCGAGCACGATGCCTTCTTCTGGATCGCCACCAGACGCCAGCATCATCATTTCGTAGCGTTCGTGGTTTCCAGACTTTCCAGACCAAAGCACCAAGTTTTTCTAGAACGGTGGACGGTGAGTGGCCAGGTTGTCGATCTTGATGCCTGTGGACAAGTCCGCGCTGGAAATGTCAAACCACTGCATTTCTGTCGGATCGAAGCCTGCCGAGATGACCGACTTCATGATTGAGCGCACAAATGCTGTCGTCATGTGATCTCTCCGGTGTCCGGGTCAATGAATTCTGGCGCGGTGAACTTCACGCCTTGCTGCGCACCGAAGGCCTCGATCAGGTCTTGCAGCTCGCACATCTCTGGCTTGGTCATGTTGCTGGTGGACTTTCCAAGGGCCACAAAGCCGCCGTCGATGCCTGGCACGACGTCCTGCTTGGTCAGGGCAGCGGTCAGCACGTCCTTCCAGTTTTCAGGGGTCAGCTTCCTGCCGTACCAGTTCACCTGCTTGCTGACGTCGGTCAGCATGGCCCAGAGCCTCCGGTTCTGCTCTAGGCTTCGCGTTTCCTTCCTGACCTCGACGACCATCCGGTGGCCAGCCATCAGGGACGCCTTGATCAACGGCCAGATCTGCTGCGTCAGGACTTTGTGGGCCTGGACTGGCTCGAACATCGTGATCTTGATGCGTTCGGTCATGTCAATCCCTCGCGGACTGCGATCCAGCACTCGTCGATGCTGAGGGGTGTTTCGTCAATGCCTGGCGCACGGACTCCAAGATGCGCTCCCGGCCAGGGTTCTGTGGGAATCGGTCGATGGCCGCCAGCA